TTGCGACTGCGGTTGAATGGTTACGCAATGATCGTTATCTATTGTGGAACATTGCTGATGCAAAGTTTGGTGCAGACATGCTACCACTTGAAAAAGATAGCCGTGACATTCTTGAAGAATTGGGCATGGAGTACAAAGGCGTTTTGAAAATGTCACTCGCACAAATGCCTGGCGGCAATCGCATTGATCCTGATACTGGTCTACCAAAAGCAAAAAACTTTTGCAAGGTCAACGGCATGTGGCTCAAGTACGAACCAATTTTTGTCTTCTATAAGCCATGAATGATTTTTATGTTTATCTTTATCTGAGAGAAGATAATACACCTTACTATGTTGGTAAAGGTAAAGGCAAAAGAGCATTCACGAATAATGGAAGAAGAATGAAACTTCCTGCTGATAAAACAAGAATAATATTTCACTCTGAAAATTTAACTGAAGAAGAAGCCTTTACGATTGAAAAAGAGTTAATTGCAAAATACGGAAGAAAAGATAATGGCACAGGAATTCTTAGAAATTTAACTGATGGTGGTGATGGGGGTCCTAGCGGCGCAATAAAGTCAGATGAAACAAGAATGAAACAATCTGCGGCAATCAAAGAAGCCTTGAGTAAGCCAGAAGTAAGGGCTAAAATGTCTGCGGCAATGAAAGTCTACATGAATAGACCAGAAGTAAAGGCTAGATATTTTGAGGCAATGAATAGACCAGAAGCAAAGGCTAAACATTCTGCGGCAATCAAAGAAGCCTTGAGTAAGCCAGAAGTAAGGGCTAAAATATCTGCGGCAACGAAAGAAGCCTTGAGTAAGCCAGAAGTAAGGGCTAAAATGTCTACGGCAATGAAAGAAGCCATGAATAGACCGGAAGTAAAGGCTAGACATTCTGAGGTAATGAGTAGACCAGAAGTAAGGGCTAAAATATCCGAGGCAAGGAAAAAAGCCTTAAGTAAGCCAGAAGTAAGGGCTAAAATATCTGCGGCATTAAAAGAAGCCTTCAGTAGACCAGAAGTAAAGGCTAAAATGTCTGCGACAATGAATAGACCGGAAGTAAAGGCTAAACATTCTGCGGCAACGAAAGAAGCCTTGAGTAAGCCAGAAGTAAGGGCTAAAATGTCTGCGGCAATCAAAGAAGCCTTGAGTAAGCCAGAAATAAAGGCTAAAAAATCTGCGGCAATGAAAGAATATTATAGAAAAAAAAGAGAAGCCGAACAAGCATCCGCCAACACACTCACAAAATTCTTTAGTGAGTAAGTACTAACTAACTAAAAGCACCACCCAAACCCTTGCCCCACAAGGGTTTTTTCTTGTTGTTTTCCTGCAACACAATTCAAAAAAAGTGTTGACTTCCTCACCCACTATGGTATACTGTATCTATAGTGATTGATGAGGAGAGATTAATGAAACGGTTCGCAGTCTATCAGTTGCCTTTTGAGAATCCCAATGTTCGTGAACTCTACTTTATGAGTGCCGAACAAATTGCAGAGATATCCGATGAGTATCGCATGGTCGCTTTAGTTGACGGAAAATCTCTTGATGATGTTTTCACTATCGGCAATATCGGTCCTGAATCTAAACTTGAGAGAATAGAACCGATGCATAGTGTATCAGTTGGTGATATCATTGAAGACCTTGTCGCCAATAAAACCTTTGTTGTTGCCAATTATGGTTTTGAAGAAATTAACATGAAGGAGAATGTATAATGGGTCGCACCGTTGCCTATTACAATATTGTCGGTACCTCAAAAGCGAAAACCGATAAAGCAATTCTGGTTGTAAAGGATGGGCGTGAATCTTGGATGCCGCTTTCAGTAGCCCAAGTAAAATTCATCGGTAAAGACTATCAAGTGAAAGTCACGGTGCCTGACTGGTTCTTTCGCAAGATATCGTGGAAGCCTTTGAGCGAATTCAAACCGAAGGCAAAACCTGCTAACCCCTACATTGGTGCCGATGTTGGCAACATGATGGAAGAGCGAATGGTGCTTGAAGAGATGAATCCTTCCGACCCTCGCATCAAGTTGATTGATGAAGCGGCGGCACTTGCTTGACATTGCCAAAAAGTTATGTTACTATATAGTCTGTGATCGAAAGGGCAATGATGCAAACCACTCAAGTTTCTAAATCAAACCTTGCCAAACTCTTGGCGACTGAAAATATCAATGTTGAATATCGTAAAACAGATACGGCATCATTCAATGTTGCGTCACGGACACTTACACTCCCCATTCTAAATGACATGACCGCTGAGATGGAAGACCTATTCATTGGTCACGAAGTCGGTCATGCTATTGATACACCAAATGATTATGGTGCGTGTCAAGAAGGTATGCCTAAAGGGTTCAAAACATTCCTCAATGTTGTTGAAGATGCCCGTATTGAACGGCGCATCAAAGACCGCTATCCTGGTCTCAAAAAATCATTCAATGTCGGTTACAAAGAATTTGTCAACCGTGATTTCTTTCAAGTAAAAAACAAAGATGTAAACAAAATGCTATTGATTGATCGAATCAATCTTTACTTTAAGATTGGTCCTTTCTTTCAAGTTGATTTCACAACCGAAGAGCAAGCACTTGTCAAAAAGGTTGCCGCCTGTGATACCTTTGATGATGTTGTTTCGGTGTGTAAAGAATTGTATGACTACTGCAAAGAAGAGTTAGAACAAAAGCGTGAAGAAGCCATGCAAGAATTCAAAGAGAAACTTGCCGCTGGCGAATTCGATGATGAAATGGATATGGATCAAGACTTTGATGATTTCAATGATCCATTTCAAGATGATGCACAAGACTTGAATCCTGACATGGTCGATGCTGAAGATGAAGATGACGGTGAGGATGAGAAAAATGATCGTGGTTCATATTCTCATGAGCCTTCCGAACCTCAATTCGAAGATCATCAACCAGCAGAATTGAAAGATTATGATGAAGTGAAATCTTCTACCGATGAAAATCTTGAACAGGCTCTCCGTGGTCTAGCCGAGAAAAAAGAGATTCACAATGGTCCGCTTGCATCATGTTCCGAATCAGTTGATTATGACAAGATGATTGTGCCATTCAAGAAACTTGTTGGCAAAGTGTTTCTTGGTCAAGATCAAGATTACAAAAACGACATTCTGATTGAATTCGAAAAGAAAACGAAGAATGCAGTTTTGTATCTTGTCAAAGAATTTGAGATGAAAAAGAAAGCGGCTGAATTGCGCCGTGTGGTTGTGTCTGATACTGGTGTGATTGATACAAATAAACTTCACACTTACAAATTCAATGACAATATCTTTCGCAAAGTTGGTTCGATTTCTGCTGGTAAGAATCACGGCATTGTAATGTTCATTGACTGGTCTGGTTCCATGACTGATAATCTAACTGGCACCGTTGAACAGTTGATTACTCTTACAACCTTCTGTCGTAAAGTAAATGTGCCTTTTGAAGTGTACGCATTCTCTACCGAATACTTTGAAGAATTTGATGAATACGGTTGCAAAAAGCGTATGGATAAAAATGTATTCAAGAATAAATCTGGCGATATTTCGTTTGAAGAACAGTTTACTCTGTTGAATCTTTTCTCTAGCCGAATGAAAAATCAAGAGTATCGTAAGATGGCTACTGATCTGTTAAACTATAGTGTCCTAGTCAATGATTACTATGCAAGGGTTCGTGGTAACATGAATCTCGCACTAACTCTTGGTGGCACTCCGCTGAATGCAACAATCTATGCGGCAAGTGACATTGTGAATCGTTTTCGCAAATCGCACAAAGCAGAAATCGTTGATGTTGTCTTTCTTACTGATGGTGATGATAGTAGCAGTCTTTATACCAAAAATGAAGACATTTATTCATCGATTCGAATTGGTGCCGCTACTCGCCATAGTATTTCTTACATTCAAGACAAAGTGACACAAAAACGATATCGTGTTGGCGACAATGGTGTGACACCTGTTCTATTGCAGATTCTTAAAGATCGTACTGGTTGCAATTTGATTGGCTTCTATATTCTGCCAGGCAATAAGCGCCACTTCTTTGATGCAATGCGCCGTTTTGATATGTTTGTTCCTGATAGTGATTTCAAATCTTTCAAGAGTGAAAAATTCTATTCGATTCCTAACTATGGATACAATCAGTACTTTTTGATTCCTGGTGGTAAGAACCTGAATGTTGAAGATGAAGACTTGGATGATATCCTTGGGGACAAAGAAGTAAGTACTCGCAAACTTAAGGGTGCATTTCTGAAAATGAATCAAAACCGCTTGACCAACCGAGTGCTACTGTCCAAAGTAATTGCAGAAATTGCTTGACATACCACCAATTCTTTGGTATACTATGTTTGTTAACTTGATGATGAAAGGAAATTTGTGATGATTAGCCAAAGCGAAAAAGTTGCCTTCTTGACTAAAGCCGCAAAGCGTTATGGTAATGTTGTGAGCCGTTCCCAATTGGTCGAACTTTCTAGCGAAGGTTTCAGTCGGCAGTTTTGGCTTGAGGCTGATAAATATCGAGTTGGTCGTGGTAAGTATCAACTGCCGTTGAGTGAATTCGGCATCGACCTTAACCTTGCATCGAATGTGGTTGAAATGCCTAGACAAACTCCTGTTGCGCCTGTTGCAAAACCTGTCGCAAAAATTTCCTCTGTTGGTCGTGTTGAAGAAGGTTCAGTAATTCCAAAAGTGAATCCTCTGTATGTTGCGTTTGGTTTCTTTGACAAGATGAAAGCCATTGTGGCTAGCAAGCGATTCTATCCTGTTTTCGTTTCTGGTCTGTCTGGCAACGGCAAGACTTTCATGGTCGAACAATCTTGTGCCCAATCCAAGCGAGAGTTTCTCCGTGTGAACATTTCACCTGAGACCGATGAAGATGATCTGGTTGGTGGCTTTCGTCTGATTGATGGCGAGACCAAATGGTTTGATGGTCCTGTAATTCAAGCAATGAAGCGTGGCTCTGTCCTTGTGCTTGATGAGATTGATCGTGGCTCTAACAAACTTATGTGTCTGCAAGGTATTCTTGAAGGCAAAGGTATTCTGATTAAGAAGACTGGTGAGTTTGTCGAACCTGTTGCTGGTTTCAACATTATCGCTACCGCAAACACAAAAGGTAAAGGTGATGAAACTGGTCGCTACATGGCGGCTACGATTCTTGATGATGCCTTCCTTGAGCGGTTCCCGATTACAGTCGAACAGGAATATCCTGACACTAAGGTCGAAACCAAGATTCTTAAGAAAGTGTTTGACAATCTTGGCATTCAAGATGTTACATTTGCTGACAATCTTGTGAAGTGGGCTGATATCATTCGTAAGACTTTCGAAGAAGGTGCGATTGATGAATTGATTTCCACTCGCCGTCTTGTCCACATTGCCGAAGCATATACAATCTTTGGTGATAAGATGGATGCGATTCAGTACTGTATCAATCGTTTCGATGGTGAGACCAAGACTTCTTTCCTTGATCTGTATACCAAGATTGATGCTGGTATTGATCTTACTGCCACTCCGGCTCAACCTGCCGAAGTGAAATCCGAAGAGGAAGAAATGCCGTTCTAAAAAAGCGGTACTAATAAACAGAGGTCACAATTTGTGACCTCTTTTTGCATATATAAATAAAACACTTGTAACTTCTTATAATAATGGAGAAACTATGCAACTTGAATTGAATCTAGAACAATTAAGGTCAAAAAAGATTTTTATTGCCTCACCAATGTATGGTGGTATGTGTTATGGTTCATATACCAAAGCACTTACAGACTTTATGATTCTGGCAACCAAACATCAAATTGATGCCAAACTTTTTTTCATGTTCAACGAATCACTCATCACCAGAGCGAGAAACTATTTGGCGGATGAATTTCTGCGAAGTGGCTATGACTACCTTCTGTTCATTGATAGTGACATTCATTTCGAAGCCCATGATATTCTGGTCATGTCACACTATCTCACCAATGGTTACAATGGTAAAGAAATGGATGTGGTCTGTGGTCCGTATCCAAAGAAAGCAATTTCTTGGGAGAAGATCAAGCAAGCAGTCGATAAAGGATTCGCAGATAAAAATCCAATGATGCTTGAAGAATTTGTTGGTGACTATGTTTTCAATCCTGCTGAACACATTACTTCATTCAAAGTAGATGAACCAGTTGAAGTAAAAGAAGGCGGTACTGGTTTCATGATGATCAAGCGTGAAGCATTTGAAAAGTTTGATGAAGCATATCCAAACTTCTCTTACAAACCAGACCATGTTCGCACAAAGAACTTTGATGGTTCCCGTGAGATTATGACTTACTTTGATTGCGTCATTGATCGTGGTTACACCTTTGATGACATGCACAAGGTGCTAGAAGATTTGGCTGAAGGTAAAGACATTGATGAACTCAAAATAAAAGCGGCAGAGTATCTTTCAAGAGAACCAGAATCTTCAAAGCGTTATCTATCTGAAGACTATATGTTCTGCCAATATCTGCGTAAAGCAGGTGGTCACATTTGGATGCTACCATGGGTTAAACTCAAGCACACAGGCACCTATATCTTTGGTGGTTCACTATCGGCACTTGCGGCAGTCGGTGCGTCACCAACTGCGAGTAATGATTCTCCTAAAAAGTAATTAAGAATTTTGTGATGATTGAATACAAATATAATGAACCTGCAATATTGCAGGAATTGAGAGAGTATGTTGACAAGACATATGGTGAACATTACTCACAGAGCAAATTTCAAACTACAGAATTTATCATTGACAATGGCGATGGTATTGGTTTCACCAGAGGTAACATTGTGAAGTATGCTCAACGCTATGGTAAAAAAGAAGGAAAGAATCGAAAAGACTTGCTAAAAGTCTTACACTATGCTATGATTATGTTATATGTACATGACCTATATGAAGGAGTAAGTAATGATGAAATTAAGTGAACCAACCTTGAATGTTTTGAAAAACTTTTCTACGATCAATCAAGGTATCGTATTTAAAACTGGTAGTACTCTCCGTACAATCAGTAAACAACAAAATGTTATGGCGAAAGCAACCGTAACAGAAACCTTTGATAAAGACTTTGCAATTTACGACCTCAATCGTTTGCTTGCATTGTTGACCTCTCTCAAAGAACCAGATGTAAAAGTCAATGACAAGACTTTGAAAATCACCTCAGGTTCATCTAGCACCACTTATGGGCTATCAGATGAAACAATGGTCGTTGCCCCACCAGATAAAGACTTGGATGTGAAAAGTGCCGAAGTGAATTTCACACTCACAAAAGATGATCTTAATCAGGTTCTCAAACTTGCAGGTGTTCTTGGTCTGCCTAACATTGCAGTCCGTGGCAATCGCAAGAAAATCTCTATTGCAACCCTTGATGTAAAAAATGGCGATTCAGATGTATTCTCCATTGATGTTGGTGATACCGATGCAAACTTTCAAATGATCTTTGTAACTGAGAATCTTAAAATGATTCCTGGTGACTATGATGTAAAGATTTCTTCTAAGGGTATCTCACACTTCAAGTCGAAGAAAGACCCAATTGAATATTGGATTGCAACCGAAGCAGGTTCACGCTATGAGGATTAATTAATTGCAAAATGAATTCTAACCAAGTAAATGATGAGTTACCAGATGATGAACAATCGAAGAAACTTTTTGAAGGAAACTGGCTTACTTGGGGCATTTGGCGTAGGTTTGGTGGCTCCTGTGATTGTGAAGCGTGTGAGGGAAGTGCAAACACCGAAAGCACAACCTAAAGACATTTCACACCTTGATATTGCTTTTTAACATTTTTTGTGTTAGAATATATTTTTTATGTTATGAATGAGGTGAAAGATGAAAGAAGAATTCTTGTGGGTAGAAAAATATCGCCCAAAGATTGTGGAAGATACAATCCTTCCTGCCGATCTTAAAAAGACATTTCAACAATTTGTTAATCAAAAGGAAGTACCAAATCTAATTCTTGCTGGTGGTCCAGGTGTTGGCAAGACTACGATTGCGAAAGCAATGCTTGATGAACTTGGGTGCTCCTATATCGTAATCAATGGGAGTATGAATGGCAATATCGATACGCTCCGTAATGAGATTAAAAACTTTGCCTCGACTGTTTCATTCGTTGGTGGTCGCAAGTATGTTATACTTGACGAGGCAGACTATCTTAATCCTCAAAGTACTCAGCCAGCACTACGCAATTTTATGGAAGAGTATTCTAATAATTGCGGTTTTATTCTTACTTGTAACTTTCTCAACAGAATTATTGCACCACTACATAGCCGGTGCTCAGTTATACAATTTAAGATAATTGCCTCAGACAAACCAAAACTTGCTACACAATTCTTTAAGCGTGTTGAAGGCATTCTGCAAAACGAAAAAGTAGAATACGAAAGTAAGGTTGTCGCTGAACTCATCAAGAAACATTTTCCTGATTGGCGCCGAGTGCTGAATGAACTTCAGCGTTACTCTGCTACAGGCAAAATTGATTCTGGTCTTTTATCAAACGCAACTGAAGTCACAATGAAAACTTTACTCACCGCAATTGGTGAGAAAGACTTCACCACTATGCGTAAGTGGGTTGTAGATAATCTAGACAATGAATCATCTGTCTTGTTTAGAAACTTCTTTGATCATGCAATCGATTACTTCACACCCGAATCTGTTCCACAGTTGGTTGTATTGCTTGGTGACTATCAATACAAATCTGCATTCGTGGCTGATCAAGAAATCAACATGGTTGCTTTTCTGACTGAAGTAATGGCATCTTGTGAAGTAAAATGATTATTGAAGAAAAAATACTAAGTGACGAACATTTGCGAAGCACACCTATATACTTGTTAACGGGTGATCTTGAAACCGCAAGATTGTATAGCACTTTGTCTTCAGCACAATCGAAGTTAGGAACAAACATTGAAAAGATTATGCGTAGTCTTTGTCAATTGCCTGTTACTGATTGGAACTCAAGAAGCAAGTGTAAAGATAAAACTCTTTTTTATAAGACAAGACTTCATAAGAGTGAGCCTGATTTTGTTGTTTACTATCCAAAGAAAAAGAAGTTGGTGATATGCGAACTTAAAACAAACGCATTCAACATGGATAGTAAACAAGCACCAACCGAACAGAAGTCTTATACTGAACTGAGAGAATTGCTTCAAGTTGATTTTAAAACTGTCGAAATTAAAATTGCAGATTTTTCTGGTGGTGCTATTGATAAGAGAAATCGCAAAGATAGTTATTTCAATGATCCACTCTTTGAAATCATTTCTGGCGAAACTCTTTGCTCTGATATATTGGAGATATCGTTTAACGATGTTATGAATGTGGTATACAAAGACCAAGAGATTAATGAATTGTTTCTCAGACTATATAAGAAGAAGCCGATTGTTCGTGAAACAATCTCCAAAATGAAAACCCTAATTGATTTCTTTAAAAGGACTAGATCATGAAACTTCTTTCCGAATATTTTAGTGATGACATGAGTAAGATTGCCAAAGTATTTTTTGACGATCCACATTTTGTTGTAAAACTTATTGATACACTCAAACCACACATGGATGTAGAGTACGCAGTCAATACAGAAACATATGCCGAAAGTGTTGCCGAAGATTGGGTGGCATAATGTCACCCTTTGATTTTATCAATGCAATTACTCATTCAAAAGAAAACTTAATTGCCAAGAGTGACAACCCAGAATTAGCGGAAAAGGTCTATGAGCCATTCATTGTGAATCGTGGTTTGTCTTTTTTTGCCGATACAATTCTCTATGCTAATGAGATGAATCGCCTCGCTTTGCTTGACAGAGAACCTCAATTTGCCTATTTACTAAATAGTATCAGACCACGAAAGCGTTACAGTAAGTGGTTGAAGCAGGATAAAATTGAGAAGTTAGATATTGTGTCCGAGTATTTTGGGTATAATAAATCCAAAGCAAAAGATATTATTAATATTCTCACCGATGATCAAATAAAAATTATAAAAGAAAAACTACAAAAAGGTGGTACGAACACCAAGGAGAGAAAAACATGAGTTTGAGTGTTGAAAATTTGTTGGAGGTAAGTTTAAAAGAAGAAGACGATTTCCTTAAGGTTAGGGAAACACTTACCCGTATTGGTGTGGCATCTCGGAAAGAAAAGAAACTCTATCAATCTTGCCATATTCTTCACAAAAAAGGTAAGTACTATATCGTACACTTTAAAGAATTATTTGCCCTAGATGGTAAGTCAACAGATTTTGATGACAATGATCTAGGCAGACGAAACACTATTGCCAAGTTACTCGCAGAGTGGGGGCTTGTTGATATCGTAAGTAAAGACCAAGCAGAAAATCCAATTGCACCACTTTCGCAAATTAAAATTTTGTCGTATACCGAGCGTGACGATTGGGAACTTGTGACAAAATACAGTATTGGAAATAAGAAAAGAATTTGACAAACACATATAAAATGTGTTACAATTCCTTTGATGATAGGTTAATCATCTTTTTTTTTTAATTTGACTTGATAAGGAGCATTACTATGGCATTTATTAAAACTGGTAAAACACAAGTTGAGAGCCTTATTTCTTTCCTTCGTGGAAAGAATCGTGGAATCTCTGCACCACAGGCACGGGCACTCTTTGGTGTCAAGAACCTCCGTGCCCGTATGAGCGATCTGCGTGAACTCGGCTATCGTGTTCGCACAACAATCAACACCGAAGGTCGCACTACTTACTTTGTTTCTCGCCGTATGATTTGGCAATCATAATTCCATAAAACGGAATTTCAAGGGATGCGTTATAAATAACTATGATGCATTCCTTGATGTATCTGCTACGCCGAACGGGTAGCAAAATTTAACTCGCTTAACTAAGGAGAAATCTATGATCTCAGCATATAATGCAGTAATCGATGCCGTTACCGGCGCCAAAACGCAATTCGTTAAGACATTCGTTCCTAACGCAGAAATTGCAAAACCACTCCAAACTTACATTGATGCACAGTCATCTTTCGCAAAGACCATTGGACAAGAAACGCTTAATTTTGTAACAACTACAAACCATGCGCTTTTTAATTTCGATGCGAAAAAGGCTTTTGCAACTAAGTAATAAGGAGAACTCTATGACACATCTATCTGTTTTTGGTCCTGGTTTCAAGGACTTTGATAAATTTTTTGTCGGCTTTGATGATCAATTCAATCGCCTAGCAAAAATTCATGATGATATTACTAAAAACATTCCTAACTATCCTCCATACAACATCAAAAAAGTTGATGACACTCACTATGTTATCGAACTTGCGGTTGCTGGTTTCTCTAAATCAGAAATCGAAATTGAATTTGCGGATGATAAGTTGATTGTAAAAGGTAACGCTAAAGAAGATACAACAAACCCATATGATTATCTCTTCCAAGGTATTGCCGCAAGAAACTTTACTCGCACATTTGCTCTTGATGACAAGATCGAAATCAAAGGTGCGGCTCTGATCAATGGTATGCTCAAAATTGGTTTAGAGAAAATCATTCCAGAACATAAGAAACCAAAAAAAATCGAAGTTAGCGAAGAAGGTTCTACTGTATCCGAATTTGCTTCCATGAACAAGCCACAATTGCTTGTAGAAGAGGATGCATATGAAGGTGCTAAGTAGTATTTGGAATTATCTTGTTATTGTTGGTGAATCTATTGCTGAAGCCCGTTTAAAGCAGGCAAAGTATTATCGCAAACACCATCACATTGAGTAAACATGGGGGCATATGCCCCCATTTCATATGAAAGAAAATTATGATTAAACTATTTCGTTTGATTAGTGGTGAAGAAATACTTGGTGAAATTTTACAATCTTCAACTGATACACACCGAATTAAAAACCCATGCGTAATTGTAATTGGTGCAGGTCCAGATGGCAAACCATCTTTGAACATGCAACCTTGGTTACTATTCTCTACCGAAAAAGAAGTTACACTTAAAGATAAACATGTATTGTTTGTTACAGGCGTTGACATTAAGATCGAAAACAAGTATAATGAGATATTTGGATCAGGAATTGTCATTGCTAAACAACCAATCATACGATGAAATTTTATACGCACTTTACACGCAAAGGTAACTTCATTCTTGAAAGAGGATACGAAAACGGTAAGAGATATTCTCGCAAAGTAGAATACAATCCTACTCTTTTCGTTCCCGCAAAAGAAGAAACTGAATATCGCACACTTGATGGTAAGTTTGTTGCACCCGTAGACTTGGGTTCTATGCGTGACGCAAAAGAATTTGTTGACCGATATGAAACAGTAGAAAACTTTCCAATCTATGGTTCAACGAACTATGCCTATGTGTATATCAATGAACAGTATCCAGATGAAGTGTACTATGACCGTGAACTGATTCGCATTGCAAATCTTGACATTGAGGTTGGATCAGAGAATGGTTTTCCTGAACCAGACAGAGCAAGCGAACCAATCACCGCTATCTCACTCAAGATTAACAACCACTTCTATGTGTTTGGTTGCGGCAAGTATAATAACTATCGTGATGATGTTACATACTCTATGTGCCGAGATGAAAACGACCTCATCATGAAGTTTATTCAAATGTGGGAAGAGAAGTCGCCAGACATTGTAACTGGATGGAACATTCAATTCTTTGACATACCATATCTCTACAATCGTATCAATCGTTTGATGGGCGATAAGGTTGCAAATCGTTTGTCGCTATATCGTATGATTGGTGAACGCACAACCACAATTCACAATCGTCAACAGACTGCATTTGATCTTGTTGGCATCTCAATTCTAGACTACCTAGAACTCTACAAAAAATTTACATACTCTCAGCAAGAATCATTTCGCCTTGACCACATTGCTTACATTGAACTTGGTGAGAACAAAATTGATTACTCTGAATATGAAACGCTACACCAACTCTATAAACTTGACTATCAAAAATTTATTGACTATAACATCAAAGATGTGGAACTTGTCGATAAATTAGATGAGAAGATGAAATTCATTGACATGGTGCTTGCTCTTGCATATGATGCTAAAGTAAACTTCACCGATGTATTCACACAAGTACGCATGTGGGATACTCTCACTCACAATCATTTGTGGAAGAAAGGTATTGTCGTACCACAAAACAAACACACATCAAAGAACGAACAGTATGCTGGTGCTTATGTGAAAGAACCAACACCAGGTAAATATGAATGGGTTGTGTCGTTTGATTTGAACTCACTCTATCCGCACTTGATTATGCAATACAATGTTTCACCTGAAACAATTGTTGATGGTAAGCATAGTTCAATTTCTATTGAAAATTTACTGAACATCAAATATGCACCTGACAATGAATATTGTATGGCAGCCAATGGTCATTATTTCAAACGAAACGAACAAGGCTTTCTTCCTGAGATGATGCAGAAAATGTATGATGACCGTCTTCTATATAAGAAGAAGATGATTGAAGCGCAGAAAGAATTAGAAAGCGTCAAAGTACAATTGAAGGAATTATCATGATTCAGATGTATCAAAATGTTCTACCGAAAGAAATCTGCGAATACATCATGGCAAAGTTTGATGCAGATGAAAACAAAGATACCTCCTATGATATCTTTGATCAAATCGAAATTGTTCATTGGACAAGTGAGCATAAAGATTTGGTTGAAGTTGCCAAAGGCATTGCAGAAGATTATACTGCTAGATACGATCCTAAAAAACTTTTGCCCACAAAAAGAAGAATTGAATCTTTCCGTGTAAAAAGATATGAACCAAATAAACATTGCTTCCCTTTACATGCCGATGCAATTAGTGTACAATCATGTACTAGATACCTTGCATTTTTATTTTATCTTAATGATAATGAAGCAGGCACAAAGTTTTATACACCAAATGATGAGTTTACCTATGAAGCAAAACAAGGAAATGTTTTAGTCTTTCCTCCAATGTGGATGTATCCACACGAAGGTTTGATGCCAACACAAACACCAAAATATATTATGAGTACCTACTTTCACTATGTCTGAAAAAACAGAATTGCTCAAGCGTAAGAGGCAATTAGAAAATGAAATCTCACGCTACAAAAATCTTCAACTTGCCAAAAAGGTTCAGTTGAATTCTGCCTATGGTGCGTTAGGTAATGAATACTTTCGCTTCTTTGATATTCGTCAAGCAGAGGCAATCACACTCTCTGGTCAATTGGCTATTCGTTGGATTGAAAAGAAATTGAACATCTATATGAACAAATTGCTAAAGACTGAGAACATAGATTATGTTATTGCATCAGATACCGATTCGATCTATCTGCACCTTGGTCCACTTGTTGAAAAAGTATTCAAAGACAAAGGTAGAGAAGAGATTGTAAATCTAATCGACAAAGCATGTTCGGATAAGATTGAACCATACATCGATAAGTCATATCAAGAACTGGCAGACTACATGAATGCCTATGATCAAAAGATGCAAATGAAGCGAGAAGTCATTGCCGACAAAGGCATCTGGACTGCAAAGAAAAGATACATTCTTAATGTATGGGATTCAGAAGGTGTGCGATTTGCAGAACCTAAACTTAAGATGATGGGTATTGAAGCAGTCAAGTCTTCCACGCCAATGTCATGCCGTGAAAAAATTAAAGAAGCACTTAAGATCATTATGGCAGGTAATGAAATTGAATTTCAGGCATTCAATGCCAAATTCAAAGAAGAGTTTAGTACTCTGCCATTTGAAGATGTTGCGTTTCCAAGAGGTGTTTCTGAACTGACTAAATATGATAGCAAGTCTTCAACATCATTGTATCCAAAAGGCACACCAATTCATGTTCGTGGCAGTCTTCTATACAATCATATGCTGAGGCAAAAGAAGTTAGAAAAAAAGTACCAAGCAATTCGTGATGGCGACAAGATCAAGTTTTGTTACATGAAGATGCCGAACCCACTACAAGAAAATGTTTTCTCTGTATTGAATGTTCTACCAAAAGAGTTTGGCATGGAGAAGTATATCGATTATGATACACAGTTTGAAAAAGCATATATTGAACCACTTAAGATTATCGTCAACACATTTGGTTGGAATCCAGAACCAGTATCATCACTAATGGGGTTTTTTAAATGAGTAAAATACCAACAGAATATTTGTTGCCAAGATCAATGGAAGATTTTGGTTTCAGCGCAGTTGATGAAGCAGAATTGACACCAGTAGTCAATCATGATACACTTGAAACTACAGTCATTCGTGAAACTGTAGGCGCATCAGTAGAAGGCATCTCTCGCCTTGAAAACAAAATGGATAGCATTCTTCAATTGTACAATGAAGGTAAGTTAGGGCTTGATGCCGAAAGAGAAAAGTTGCAAGAAGAAACAAAAGGCAAGTTAAAAAAATTAGAAGAAATGATTATGCCTTTGCTTGTGAATCTTATGAAGAATCCAGAAAAAGAATATATTTACTGGCCAAACAGAACCGAAAAGATTCAAGATCAGATTGATAAAATTTTGTCTTTGACAAGAGGTTGACATGCTTTTCGCTTTACTCACTCTTGCATGTGCATTATTTGTATCAGCCATTGCGGCATGGTACTCAATTGTTGGGCTTATCGCAATCTTTGCGGCAAGCCCTTTCCCTATTGCATTGATGGGTGGTGGGCTTGAAGCAGGTAAGTTAATTGCGGCATCTTGGTTGTACAAGAATTGGCACGAAGCACCTCGCTTTCTTAAATACTATTTAACATTTGCAGTTGTGGTGCTGATGTTCATTACATCATTAGGCATCTTTGGTTTTCTATCTAAAGCACACATTGAATCAAACATTGATGCTGGTGACACTTCAGTACAATTAAAAGTACTGGAGCAGAAAGAAAAGATTACAAAAGAAAGATTGCAGTATCTACTTAAAAGAGCAGGTGATGATCCTGATAAAATTTCAAGATCAACCGATAGAGCAATTCAGCAAACGCAAGAAGAATTGATTTCAATTCAAAAAGAAAAACTACCATTGATGAAAGCAGAGAATGCATTGATGGCAGAAGTGGGACCATTAAGATACATTGCAGAGTTGATCTATGGCTCTGATGCAGAGAATCATTTTGATTCTGCGGTTCGATTTGTAATTATATTGTTGATTTTTGTGTTTGATCCGCTTGCGGTCTTGTTGGTGATTGCCGCAAACTATTCTTTTAATCAATACAAAAAGCCAGAAGAACAACCAGCATTTGTTGATATGACTACAGATTTAAAAGACGATTTTGTAAAGGGGCTTGATAAGATTAAAAAGAAAACTAAAATTGATCTTACATCATTAGACCCAATTCCTATGGACAAGGAAGAAATAGAAAAGAAAACAAAATTTGAGAGGTAAATTATGATTTTGATTACAGGCGGCGCAGGTTTTATAGGATTAAACTTTGTGAAATACATTTTGAATTTCATTAGTTTAAAAGATATCATTGTGATTGACAAACTAACATATGCATCAAATGGTGCCGAGTTAGCAAAAACTAAAGTAATTCATTATTGCGAAGACATTGCAAATCTAGAACGAATGGAGATGATCATTAAGAATCATCTTATTTCAACAGTATTTCATTTTGCCGCAGAAAGTCATGTAGATAATTCAATTAATAATTGTATGCCATTTGTGCATTCAAACATTATTGGCACAATCAATCTATTAGAGTGTGTAAGAAAGTATCGACCAGAAGCACGATTCATACATGTTTCTACGGATGAAGTCTTTGGTCAAGTCTTTGAACCAAGATCATTCAATGAACATTCACCACTCAAACCACGAAATCCATATTCAGCGTCTAAAGCATCCGCAGAACATTTTGTGAATGCATATAGAGAAACTTTCAAACTCAACACCATTATTGTCAATAGTTCTAATAACTATGGACCTTATCAGCACACAGAAAAACTTATACCAAAAACAATTAGCAATTTATTAAAAGGTAAACCTGTTCCAGTTTATGGTGACGGTCAACAAATACGAGATTGGATTTATGTTGAAGACACTTGCGATGCCATTTGGAATGTTTACCTCAAAGGTTTAATTGGTGATCGATATTGCATTGGTGGAGATTGTGAAATCAAAAATCTTGATTTGGTAAAGACAATCATCAAGAAACTAAATGTTAGCCAAGATTTAATTGAATATGTTGCAGATCGACCAGGGCATGATGCTAGATATTATACAGACTGTTCATACATCAAGCATATGATTGGCTGGTTGCCAAGATGGGATTTAAACATGGGTCTTGAAGAAACAATTAAATATATGAGGGGTAGAACATGAAAATAGGTTTTCAATGTTCATCATTTGATCTTCTTCATGCTGGTCATGTTACCATGCTAAAGCAGGAGAAAGAATTGTGCGACTATCTTAAAGTTGCATTGCAAGTTGATCCTACCATTGATCGACCTGGTGTAAAAAATAAACCGATTCAGTCAATCTATGAACGCTATGTGCAATTACAGGCTTGCCGTTATGTTGATGAAATTTTGGTATATAGTACCGAAATGGACTTATTGAATTTGCTTATGACGCAAGATATACATATTCGTTTTCTTAGTGAAGAATATCTTGGTAGAGATTTCACAGGCAAGCAATATTGTATTGACAACGGGATCGAAATATATTATCATAAGCGTAGACATTCATATAGTTCTAGTGATTTAAGAAAACGAACATTTGAATTAGAGTTGCAAAGGCAAAATGATAGGGCAGAGCCGGCAATAGAACAACATTCGCCAGCATTACTTGACCGATATTTAAATGAACTTGATATAAAATCTGAGAGGTAATTATGGGTAATTTTTTTAGCGATTTGGTGGAGCAATTAAAAGATGAAGATACTACAATTCTCGCTGATGGTACTGCTAGTGCTGAATTTAGTGGTTGTATCGATACTGGTTCTTATGCTCTCAACGCAATCCTTAGTGGAAGTATATATGGTGGAGTGCCCAACAATAAAGTCACCGCCTTTGCAGGAGAATCTGCAACCGGCAAAACCTTTTTCGTATTGGGCATTGTCAAACAATTCTTAGATGCAAATCCTGAAGGTGGTGTGATCTACTTTGATACTGAAGCCGCAGTCACAAAAAGCATGATGGAATCTCGTGGTGTAGATACGAAGCGAGTTGTAATCTCTGAACCAGATACAATTCAAAAGTTTCGTCATACTGCATTGCAGATCATTGACAAGTACTCTACACAACCAGAAGCAAAACGCAAACCAATGATGATGGTGCTTGATTCTCTCGGTCAGTTGTCTTCTACGAAAGAAATGGAAGATACTGCTGAAGGCAAAGAAACAAAAGACATGACCAAAGCATCAATTCTCAAAGCAACCTTTCGTGTACTCAATCTGAAACTTGCAAAGATTGGTGTGCCATTGCTTGTGACGAACCATGTGTACGATGTTGTTGGTGCATACATTCCAACCAAAGAAATGTCTGGTGGTTCTGGTTTGAAATACACCGCATCAACAATTGTTTTTCTCTCAAAGAAGAAAGACAAAGATGGCACCGAAGTTATTGGTAACATTGTCAAAGCAAAACTTATAAAGTCACGATTGACAAAAGAAAATGCAATGGTAGAAGTAAAAATTACCTATAGCACAGGGCTTGATCGTTACTATGGTTTGCTTGACATTGCTGAGAAGTATGATATAATCAAGAAAGTATCAACACGATACGAACTGCCTGATGGCACAAAAGTTTTTGGTAAAGCAATCAATGAAGAACCACAAAAGTATTTCACCAAAGAAGTCCTAGACAAGATTGACGAAGCATGTAGAAAAGAATTCTTGTATGGGCAAGAAAGTGCAGTTGGTGATAAATCAATGGAAGAATTTGAAGAATTGGCGACTGAAAATGAAAATGAATGAAGACTACAGAATTCTTGAATACAAAGAAAAGAATGATATTGCAACAATTGAAATCACAACAGGTGATTTCAAAGACACACAATTCACATTCGGTACAGTCAAAGTTGATGAAGATGAAGAAAATGAAACTTGCACACTTTCATTCGACTATACAGTACATAACAATGACAAATTAGAAAAGAATGCAGAGTTTGAGTTGGTGCTTGAAAAAATTATGAACAACATTCTAATCGAAAGTTTAGAGCAAGCGGAAAGAGAATATGAGCGTAGAAAAAAAGATACTGAAACACCTGATTAACGATGATGAGTACACACGAAAAACTCTTCCGTTTCTATCCGGTGAGTATTTTTCTGAACATTCCGAAAAGACAGTCTTTGAAGAAGTACACAGATACATCACAAAGTATAACACTCTACCTACCACCGAAGCAATTGAAATCGAAGTTGATAAGAGGACCAATCTCTCTGGTGATCAGCACAAAAAGATTACCGCACTTATTCAGGAACTTGCGACTGCTGAATTCGACAAGAAAGACACGGTATGGCTTGTTGATGCTACTGAGAAGTTTTGTCAAGAAAAGGCTATCTACAACGCAATTATGGAATCTATACAGATTCTAGATGAAAGTGGAAAAAGTAAACATAACAAAGGCGCAATTCCTACTATTCTATCTGACGCATTGGCGATTTCTTTTGATAACCATGTTGGTCATGACTTTCTTGATGATGCACCGAATCGCTATGATTTCTATCATAAGATTGAGAAGCGTATACCTTTTGACCTCGACTATCTTAACAGAATTACAAAAGGCGGTCTACCAGAGAAAACACTAAACATTATTCTTGCTGGTACTGGTGTTGGTAAGTCTATGTTCATGTGCCATTGTGCGGCATCGAATTTATCTCTTGGTAAAAATGTGTTGTATATTACACTTGAAATGGCTGAAGAAAGAATTGCAGAGCGAATCGATGCAAATCTATTGAACACCGATGTTGACAAACTCGCTTCACTACCAAAAGAATCTTATCTCAAAAAGATCGAAAGACTGAAAGAGAAAACTCTAGGTCGATTGATCATAAAAGAATATCCAACTGCGAGTGCAAGTGTATCACACTTCAAGCATTTGTTGAATGAACTGAAACTGAAGCGACAATTTGTTCCTGATATCATCTACATTGACTATCTGAACATTTGTGCATCAGCACGAATCAAACATGGATCAAATGTTAATTCGTATTCATACATCAAAGCAATTGCAGAAGAGTTGCGAGGGCTTGCGGTTGAGTATAAAGTTCCTGTTATTTCGGCAACACAAACAACAAGAGGCGGTTATTCAAATTCAGATGTTGATCTAACCGATACAAGCGAATCATTTGGTCTACCTGCGACCGCAGACTTCATGATTGCACTTATAAGTACTGAAGAACTGATTGATCTTAATCAGATTATGGTCAAGCAATTGAAGAACCGCTATAACAATCCTGATACAAACAAACGATTTGTCATTGGTGTTGATAAAGCGAAGATGAAATTGTATGATGCTGAACAAAGTGCCCAAAATGATATTCTTGATAGTGGGCAAGATGATGGTCCTGTGTTCGATAAATCAGATTTCGGGCGTAGGGATAAACAACGCAAATTTGAGGGGTTCAAAGTATGAGAACTTTAAACGAAATTTTAGTAGAGATGAAAGCATTGGTTGAAGAACTTGAATCACACATTGGCAAACCAAAAGAAGAGATAGGCAAAAAAGAATCTGATTTGTATTTTGCATCATTAGACAATATTCAGGTCGATGATAATATGTCATTTACTTTTCCTGCCGCACAACCCACACTCCGAGTAGACGATACCATTTCACTATATGAAATTAAATAATACTGTATAAATTTACAGTATTGACAGGAGTTTGTCGTTATGTTATAGTGTAAGCATGATAATTTACACAAATCAACGAAGTAAAAAGCGTAAGCCCAATGCAAAACAACGGCAACTTGCCGCTGAGTGGGAAGCCATTAAACTAAAACATGCGACAAAACCTGTTGCTAAGTCTAAAAAAAGCGACATTTATGTTCCCCCCAAAACTTTTGTGAGAGAAACACCTTACTATCCAAGTTTGCCTCCTTCAGGTCCTATGACTTGCACGAAACCTTTAGAAGAGAAACGATATACGGGCGATAAAATGCTTGGCATCGGCACTCTTCACAAGTCAAATGCCGTGCCGATCTTCACGGAAGATGAAGCCAAGGATCAAGCCACCATGCGGCGATAAAACATTGTAAACTTATAAATAGTCCATCGTAAGATGGACTTTTTTTATCTAAGGCAATGTTGAAATTTAAACAATTTATTACAGAGCAAAAAAACACGCACATGGAACACGCGGAAGACGATGTTCTCAATGGCGGTGTTAAAGGAACTAGAGATAGTATTAACGCACTTAGAGCGGTGCGTGATATGCTTGCTGGTAAATCTACCAAGCGTGTAGACATTACAGTAAAGTGGGATGGTGCGCCAGCAGTTTTCGTTGGAATTGATCCAAGCGATGGGAAATTTTTTGTCGCAAAGAAGGGAATATTCAATAAGAATCCCAAAATATACAAGACGCCATCTGAGATCGATGCCGACACTTCAGGAGACCTTGCAGAAAAACTGAAAGTATCTCTTGAAGAATTTAAAAACCTTGGAATCAAGAAAGGTGTGATTCAAGGTGACTTGCTTTTCACAAAGAAAGACTTAAAGACTGCAACAATTGATGGGCAAGAGTACATTACCTTTCATCCAAACACAATTGTATACGCAATACCAACAGAAAGTGAACTTGCTAAAGAAATAAAATCCGCAAATATTGGCGTTGTATGGCATACAATGTACGAAGGCAATACTTTTGAAGAGATGAAAGCAGTTTTTGGTAAAGACATTCTCTCAATGATCAATAAAACTTCTAGAGTTTGGTCAACCGATGTGAACTATCGTGACCTTTCAGGCAAAGCAACATTGACAAACGCAGAAACAACAAAAATTACAAACATTCTTTCTGATGCAGGTAAAGTTTTCTATCGTATTGATGCAAAAGCATTGAACATGATTGCAGACAACGATGACTTGAGAGAAAAAATCAAGACATTCAACAACACAAAAGTGAGAAATCAGTTGAAGGTTACAAATGTTAAGCGACATGTAAAAGAACTCATTCAATACATTCACGACTATTACGAAAAAGAAGCGGCTTCAAAGAAAACACAAAAAGGTAAATCATCTACATACGCAAAGAGAGATGAGATTCTTGCATACTTTACACCAAAGCATCAATCTGAACTTGAAGCAATTTTTACTTTGATGAATCTACTTGCTGAAGCAAAGTTGATGTTGATTACGAAACTCGACCAAGTGAAATCAATTGATACTTTCCTTATGACAAACAAAGGTTATGAAGTGACTGGTGTTGAGGGATATGTTGCAATTGACCACTTGGGAGGTAATACTGTAAAGTTGGTAGACAGAATGCGTTTCAGTTACGCTAATTTCTCACCAGATGTTATTAAAGGATGGCAAAGGTAACATATGAAAGGCTACACCCATACTTATAAGAATAGGAACAAAAAATTATGGCAATAATGGGTTTTAAAGCGTTTATTACCGAACAGGAGAAGAAAGTGAATCCAAATACACTCATATCAGATATCAATGAAATTCTTGTTGGTTACTTTTTAAACAATGAAAAATGGTATGACAACCAAGCAAAAGCAAAGTATCTACAACGAATAAAGCAAGTCACACCAGAAAATTTAAACCGTGCTACAGGTCATGCAAAAGTAATGGCTGAAGAGTTTTTAAAGTATGCAAAAACTCACGGATATAAGTTGCCAATTAAACATATCTACTGGACTGCCCGCCCTGGTATTATGACTACAATTGTAGGTGTAGAAGTTGATCAATCAAAAAATCCAACAGATACACTTATTCTATTTTCAAGAGGACCATCTAATGGTTGGCTTGGACTTTCAGCAAAGTCAACAAAAGGAAGAGGTGAGATTGGCTTTAAGAATCCTGGTGTAGGCACAGTTGACAAAGCACTTGGCACTAATATTGGAGAAACATACAAACAACAATTAGCACAAGCAGTTGCAGTACTTGGTCTTCCAAATACAGATGCAAAGAGAAAATTATTTATTCGTGCAAATGCAAAACTTAAAGAAAAGACAGAAAAACTTGGTGTACTCATGCTGGCTGCCATGCGTGATGATTTATACAGCCGTCTTAATTTAATGAAACCAAAAGATTTGCTTGAATATCTAATGACAGACTGGATGAACGCAGATGTGATGTATCCTCCATATGTAAAGATTACTGGTCAAGGAAATAAGGAACCATACTCTGCTACAGTATTAGATCCAACGAAAAATGAGAAACTTGATGCTCTTGCGTCACTTAAATTTGAACTTGAAAAAGTTGGAAATGAATCAATTGGTGTGATGGCAAATAATAAGAAGATCATGAAAATGCGTTTCAAGTTTGAATCAGAAAAACTTGCTTCTTCAATCAAAATGTCTGGTGAAGCATGGTGATTTACTAAATAAGAAATATGGGCAGTTAGGCTATGGCAAACCTGCTAGGATAAGTCTAAGGAAAACTCCATGAAGAAAGTAACACTAGGATTCGGTAGAATGAATCCGTCCACGACCGGACATGAATTGGTCGCAAAAAGCATAGCCAAAGCGGCAAAATCTCGTGGCGCAGTCGCTAGACTGTATCTTTCCCACACGACAAATCCAAAAAAAGATCCACTCTCATACGATGACAAAATCAAGTTTGCGAAACTTGCTTTTAATAAAATGATTGATGTAGTCAAGTCAAGAGCAAGAACAATCATCGAAGTAATGATTGAACTTGAAAAAGAAAAATTCACAGATGTAACTCTTGTAGTTGGTAGTGACAGAGTTGCAGAGTTTGAAAGACTATTGAATCGATACAATGGTAAAGACTTTACCTTTAATTCAATAGAAGTCATTAGCGCAGGTGAGCGTGATCCTGATGCCGAAGGTGTGTCAGGCATGTCTGCATCCAAGATGCGTGGTTTTGTAAGAGATAACGATTTCAATAAATTTAAAGAAGGTGTTCCTTCTGCAATCAACGATGCACAAGCAAAGCAAATGTTTGATGCAGTTAAAAAAGGAATGAGATTAACAGAATCCGTTGACGAAGCATGTTGGGTTGGTTACAAACAACAAGGACTAAAGAAGAAGGGTAATCGTATGGTACCAAATTGCGTTCCTGAAGAGAAAACAAACGAAGCCTTATCAATGGCTCAACGCAGAAAAAGAGGTATGGTGTTGAGAAGAATGAAGGCTAAATTAAAACGAACTAGAGAACTTGCAATGCGCCGTTTTGCCTCTCAGTCTAAGTTAAAGACTAGAGCAAGAAGAGCCGCACTTAAATTTCTAAAGCGTAGATTTGGCGCCGGCAAGGCATACAAATCTTTGTCAGTAGGGCAGAAAATTGCCGTTGACAAAAAAGTTGAAAAAATGAAAGGCGCAATCGCAAAAATTTCAATGCGTCTTTTGCCAAGAGTACGCAAAGCAGAAATCGAAAGAAAGAAGCGACAAAATCAAGCATCAAAGAATGAACAATTTAAAAATTTCTTTGAAGGCAAAGTTGCACAAGATAAAGATGTTGCTGGTAAATCAGGCACACAACCAGCGAAGTATTTTAAAGGTTTAGACAAAGATACCAAAGAGCGCAGAGATGCACACTTCAAGCGTATGGGTCCAAAAGCAGATGATGACAAATCAGCATACGCAGATGCACCAGGCGACAAAGAAGCAAGAGAAAAAGATATGCCACAATCAAAGCATACAAAGAAGTTTAAGCAGATGTTTGGCGAAGAGATGGATAAAAAACAAGTCAACAAATTAGAACAATTGGTTCGCATGGGGCTTGCTGATAAAAAACTTCTAGCAATCATCAAGCGTTCAATTTCAAAAATGGATGCTGGCGAGGTATTAAATCCTCAAGAAAGAAGTGCAACACAAAATCTTCTTTCAACATTGCTTGACATGGTCACATCATCTGATCAATTGTTCCGTTTGACAAGAACTCAATTGCAAAAAGAAGAGTTTGATGTAAAAGAAGCAATATACAAAGGCAATATTGGCGCAATGGAAGTTTTTGAATTTTATCAAAAGGCAAGTTCAACACAAATTGCCGAATTGAAAAAACTCATTGGCCAACAAAAATTTAAAGAAGCGTGGGCTCTTGTAACAAAAGTTACAGGCAAAAAACTTGATGAAATGTTTGAAGATACTTTTGAAACAAATGAAGAAAACGATGAATATGATTACGATGAAACAGATGGCATTCAAATGGCACAAATTGAAGTTGCTAATTTAATGCAAGATGCAGAAGTGCTTCTAGAAATTTTAGATGGACTAGATGAAGAACCAGAAGCATGGGTTCTTTCTAAAATTACAAAAGCCGCAGATTATATTGAAAGCGTAACAGACTATCTTGAGTTTGAAGGCATGTATAATTATGATGATGATGAGGAAGAAGATGAAGATGAATATGAAGTTGACGATGAAGAAATATATGAGGCAATTATAAGTATACCAAAAGAAGAATTGAATGAAGAAGAACTTCAAGAGTTTTCTGACTTATTCGAAGAAATCGAAGGACTAAAAAAGAAAGCAGAAAAGTCTGGCATTGCATATAGCATTCTCAAGCAAGTTTATAATCGTGGTATGGCGGCATGGCAAGGCGGTCACAGACCAGGCACTACTGCACAACAATGGGCATTTGCAAGAGTGAACTCATTTATCACCAAAGGCAAAGGCACTTGGGGAGGTGCTGATAGTGACCTTGCGAAGAAGGTTACAAAGAATGAGGAATTTGCAAATTTTATCGAAGCCCTTGAATATGGAACTGATCAAGCAAGAATTGCATACGCAAGGGCTACTCCAGGACAAAGCATTGAGATTACAAAGGCAAGATACTCTGCAAATGACGCAATAGATGCAATTAACAATGCCAATATGCAACGCATGTTTAAGTTGTTTGGCGAAGGTAAACTACATGAAGCAATTGATTGGCATGTAGATAACAATGTGCCTTTGTTTGAAAATGTTTATCGTGTTGGTTCTGAAAAATATTTCGAAGTGTTTCGTGAAGCAAGAAAGTTGTATAACGAAGGCAAACTAGAACTTTGCTCTGAAGACAAAGCACTCATTACAGAAACCGACATTGGTGAGTTTGCTAAGTACGAAGGTCGCAATGTTCCACTTGATTGCCCAATGTACGAAGAAGAAGATAAAGAAAAAGATCCACCATTGAATCAACCAAAGCGTGGTGGTCCTAAGAAGTTTTATGTGTTTGTTCGCAAACCAGATGGTGGTATTAAGAAAGTCACATGGGGTGACACTACTGGTCTATCAGTCAAGATGAATGATCCAGAAGCAAGAAAATCTTTTGCGGCTCGTCATCAATGCAGTATGCAGAAAGATAGAACAAGTGCCGCATATTGGGCTTGCAATACACCAAGATATGCAAAACAATTGGGATTAAGCGGTGGCGGAAACTTCTTCTGGTAATCCATATACTGAAGTTTTGTTTTCAGATTTTAAGGTAAGAACATTTTTAGAATCTGTAGAAAACGAAGAGTTGGTTTGGCATAGAGATCGTAAAGATCGACATGTGTTTGTAAAAGAATCAAACGATTGGAAGTTGCAGTTTGACGATGAACTTCCAGTTGAGTTAGAAAAAGGAAAGACATACTTTATTGAAGCGATGCGCTATCATAGAGTTATCAGAGGCAACGGAAACTTAATTCTAGAAATTAGAGAGGATTAACATGGACAACATGTCAAGCAAATTTGGATTACCACAGTCATTACTTGATGCAGTAAGAAACATTCAGAAAGAAGAAACTGAGTATCAAGCAAAAGTAAAAGCCTTGATGAAGAAAAAAGGCATTACTTCAATAAGCCAGTTGTCGCCTGATGAAAAGAAAGCATTCTTTAATCAATTAGATGCCATGCATCAAGCAAAACATGAAGAAGTTAAGCCTGATGTTGCAAAATCTTTTCCTGCATCTGGAGTTAAAAAACATGTCGCACCAAAAGGTGTGAGTACAATGCCTAAAGACAAAGAAAAGGCAAAAGGTCAACCAGCAGGTTCATTAAAAAAAGAAGAAATTGAACTTGATGAAGGCAAAGTAAAAGAACTTATGATGGACATTAATGATGTAGCATCGAAAATGAGAAAAAATAAAACACTAGAACCTTTTGCTGGTAAATTTGTAACAGCCGCAAAAAAATCTTTAAACATTAAAAAATCTTTAGAAGATGTTCTTCCCGATTACATATCTGGTGCTGAAATCGCAAAACTTTATAAAGAAGAAATTGAACTTGATGAAGCAATTCCAAAATCAACAGGATATGCGCTTGTTCATTCTCCAAGTAAAAAAATAGTTGCTAAAGGCAACAAAGAAGAAATGATGAAAAAGATGAAAGATGCAAATGCAAAAGAAAAAGGGAGTCATCATCTAGGAATGACAATCAGAGGTAAAGTTGGTGATAAATTTGGTGAAGAAGTAGAAAAGAAAACACAACCACCATTTACACCAGACAAACCAAAAAAGAATCCTGGTGTGATTCCTGGTAAAGGTGGCACTGGTCCTTCAAGAGCAGCCCATCTTGCAAAGATGGCATTGAGAAAGCAATTGAAGAAAGAAGAGATTGAACTTGATGAATCCAAATCAAGCACAGGCTACGAACTTTATCACAAAGACTTTTCTTCAGCAATGGCTCATGCTTATGACTTTGCAAAGAAGAAGTATAACATTGAAATTGATCCACTAGAGATTGATAGAAATGTTGCAATGGGTCCAAGAAAGCCAGCATCAGGCAAAGCAAATGCTTATCGTCTACTTGACAAGACTGGTAAGAAAGCAATTCAAGTACAAGTTGCCAATCTTGACAACAAGCGTTATGAATTGAATATGTACAAAGAAGACATTGACGAAGCATGTTGGGACACTCACAAACAAGAAGGTATGAAAAAGAAAGGTGATAAAATGGTGCCAAATTGTGTGCCAAAGAATGAAGCCTCTTCACCAGCACAACAAGCGGCAATTGCAATCTCTATGAAGAAAGCAGGCAAGACACCAAAAGAAGAAGGTGTAATGATTCCAGGAAAGATGAAATCACAAGCAAGAAAAGTTGTTGGTAGCATTATGTCTGAAGAAGAAATTGCAGAAGCATTCTCTTCAGCACAGATTGACAAGTTGCGTCAAGAGTATAGCAAGATCAATAAAGTTGATCCTTCTAGCGATACCTACAAGAAACTTATTGCAATGCTAGATAAACTTGATTTGAAAACACTTCAATCACTTGCTGGCGCAAAGATCAAATTTGTTTCACCTCTTGCACAGAATCGTGTTGTTAGAAAAATGAATGAAGAAAAAACTATAGGCGCAAAAAAAGAAGCCACAGGAAATGAAAAACCAGTTAAAAAAGGCGAGAAGGTAAGCGGTAAACAAGAACCAATTACAATCGATCCTGAAGTTGATGAAAAGAAATAAATGGAACAGTTGCCTCAAATTTATTGTGATATGGATCAAGTTCTCGTAAATTTCATGGATAGTGCAAATAAAGCACTTAAAATGAAAGGTATGCGTGACTTTTCTGATGAAGAGAAAGAACCTAAGTGGAATGCACTTAAGACAGTACCTAAATTTTGGGCAAACTTAGATTGGATGCCTGATGGGCAAGCACTTTGGAAATTCATTCGTGCATATGATCCTATCATCCTTTCTACGCCTTCACGAAGAATGCCTACAAGCAGACCAGAGAAGGTTGAGTGGATTCGAAAGCATCTTGGTCGTGTGAAAGAGATTCATCTCGTTCCTCGTGACCAGAAGCAGAATTATGCAGTAAACAAGGATGGTAAACCAAACTTACTTATCGATGACCACATAAAAAACATAGATGAATGGGTTGCAAAGGGTGGTATAGGTATTCGTCATATAAATACTATGAAAACCATATCTCAACTACGAAGATTAGGATATTAAAGGAGAAAAACTATGGCACTATGGGGAAAAAGAGATTCATTCTCATTAACGGGTACAGTTGCGGCTGTTAATACTTCAACTACTGTTACCGGTACAAATACTGTATTCACTACAGAACTAGAAAAAGGCGATTCTATTTTCATTAACGGTCGCAAGCGTAAAGTTATTACAATTTCAAGCAATACATCATTGACGATTAGCCCTGCATGGAATGTAGCAAATGTATCTGGCGTTACAATTACTGGGCAAGATTCGCCTAAGTATGTTCCAGCATCAGAAATAAGCGGCAATTTAATCTTTGGTGTTGACACTACTGAAGCATCAGTTGCCAACAACGAATTGCGCGGCCTAAGCACACCTGGTTGGGTCAAGCATGTTTCATATGTTGATGTACATGGCACAACACGCCGTAAGACTGAAGTACTTGTAGCAATGTCTTCAATCACTGGTGATGCGAATACTGACGATACAATCTTACAAGATTCTTGATTTTAATTTTTGGTCCGAGTCCCGGAAGTAGCATTCCCCCTCTTCGGAGGGGGTTTATAAAATTAGGAGAAAAAAATGGCAGATAAAAAAGTAACGCAGTTGACCGCATTGACTGCACCAGCAAACACCGATCTATTGTTGATCATTGATGATCCAACAGGTTCACCAGTATCAAAGAAAATTGAACTTGGTGATATCTTTGGTGAAACATCTCAGACGGTATTCAGCACAATTAACATTAGCGCAAATACTACAAATGGTACTGCAACCATTGGTGGTGATGTTGTTAAAGTCACACCAAACACTCGCTTTGAAGTTGTTGGTCTTGCCGATTTCAATAATGATGAGATTCGTATTCGCACAAAGCAAACGCCTGCAAGTGGTAATAATACATTGGCTGGTTGGGCAGTTGGTACAATCGCATGGGATGATAATTACATTTACATTGCGGCTAACTCAACAAACATTGTGAGGGCATCACTTAGCGCATTCTAATCGTTATGTTAATACACAATGAAGATGATTTTGATGAATATGCAATCAACAATTATCAAAATCCAAATTGCATATCGGTACTTGAGTTTCTTGAAGACTTAAACAAAATTAAGTATATCAAGCGACTAATTAACAAGTACGCAGAAAAAAGTGAACTGAGAGAAAGATTGATATTGAATCACATCATCTTTCTCTCAAATGTTTTTGGTGTAGAGGCAACAGTTAATATGTTAACCTTTAAAGTTGAAAAAGAGAATCATAAAACATTGAACAGTTTTTTAATTTTTTTAGATTACATAAAGAATGTCGAACATGATGAAGAATTGTTAAAAGAGATACAGAGAAAAGTATGGCAAACTTAGTAGATTTATATGTTGTATATCGAATCCTAAGAAGACTTACTCAGCCTTTTACTGAGTGGGAAGCCTTTAAACTTGGCGTGATTGATGCTGAAGGAAACATACTTAAAAAAGGTGATGATCGTAGAACTATAGCAGAAAAAGATTCTTTGACTACATTTGATGTTCTTATGATCAAGTTGAAAAAACTACTTGCAATGGTACCTGGTGGTAAAACACGCATTGCATCATATGCCGCCGCATTGTGGTTGATTAAAGAAGAAAAGAATTTAACTGAAGAAAATTTTGAAGAGGAGTTTCGTAAGCATAGGCTGAATGAACAGTTTACAAAGAAACTTCTTAAAGAAGAAGCACCAGTCAATGCAGTTGGTGGTGGAAACATTGCAGGCACAGGTGATGATGCACCAGTTGGCAAGAAAGCACAGATGGCACTTGTACGCAGAGCAAAGTTTGCAAACAATGATGTATTTGTTGTTGATACAGAGAGATTCAACAAAGCAAGACTTGGTAAGAAAAAGTACTTGAAATATGAAACATATGTTGGCAACGATGAGATTGGCAATGAGATTCGTCAATTTGGTCGTAAGTATCCAAAGAAACCAATCATACTTCAAGATGATAAAACAGGCGCAATGATTTTCTTGCGCTATGGTCGTAGTGGAATGTTCACCGAATCTTTTTTAAACTAAAGGTGTAATGTATGTGGATATTGCAATGGTTACCATACTGGATATTTTACGGAATCTTTTTCGCAGGTGTGATAGGATTCTTAGTGACCTATCTTTTGCGTTTCATACCAATTGGTCCATTGTATGTCTATAAGACACCAATTCAGATCGTATCCGTATTGCTAATTATGCTTGGCACCTATATGTCTGGTGCAATTTCAAATGAAGAAGCATGGCAGGCAAGAGTAAAAGAGATGGAAGTAAAAGTCGCCGAATCAGAAGCCAAAGCGGCAAAAGAAAATGTAAAGATAGTAGAAAAGGTTGTAGTAAAAACTGAAGTTGTTCGTGAAAAAGGCAATGAGATTATAAAGTATGTTGATAGGGAGATTGTAAAGTTTGATGCTAAGTGTGAAATTCCTAAAGAAGTTGTGAATGTTGTGAACAAAGCCGCAGAGGGTGCAAAAGCAAAATGAAAGTGATTGTTTTAGCAATGTGCGTAATGCTTGCAGGTTGTAGCATTACTGTGCCAGTTAAAAGAAAGTTTCCTGATGCACCAGAAACGCTGATGAAGCCTTGCGTTCAGTTAAAGCAAATTCAAAAAAATGATCCAGCATTGAGTGAGGTTGTCAAATCTGTGACTGAGAACTACACTCTATATCATGAATGTGCTTTGAAGAGTGAAGCATGGATTGAATGGTATAATGTTCAAAAGAAAACATTCGAAATTAAATAGGAGGTACAATGGAATTAACACAAGAGCAATTGAAACAATTATTGCCTAGAAACCCATATGTCACACAATGGCATAATGCTCTAGCACAATTATTTCCAGACTACGAAATCAATACACCACAAAGAATGGCTGGGTTCATTGCACAATGTGCCCATGAATCTGGAAACTTTATGGTTCTACAAGAGAATCTAAACTATCGTGCGGCAAGTCTTAGAAAATTATTTCCAAAATATTTTCCTGATGATGCCATCGCACAACGCTATGCTTCAATGCCAAACAAACAAGAAGCAATCGCAAATCGCATCTACGCAAACCGCATGGGTAACGGACCAGAAGAATCTGGTGATGGTTACAAGTATCGTGGTCGTGGATTGATTCAACTTACAGGTAGAGATAATTATTCTTGGTTCGCCGCATCATTAGAAATTTCTGCTGATGAAGCAACCGAGTATCTTGGCACATTCGAAGGTGCCGCACAATCTGCATGTTGGTTTTGGGAAACAAACAAACTCAACCAATGGGCAGATAAAGGTGACATTGTTACATTGACTAAGCGTATCAATGGTGGAACGATTGGGCTTGATGACCGAATCAAACACTATGAACATGCATTACATGTTCTAGGAGTACACTAATGAAATACTTATTCATCTTATTGTTGCCGCTTCTAGCCGCATGTGATGGAGAGAGATATCGTTATCCTTGTCAGGACCCTACAAATTGGGATTTGCAAATTTGCAAGAAACCATACTGTAGTGCAAACGGAACTTGTCCTGAAGACTTGACGCATTATGAAAAAAATAATAACAATCCACAATCAGCGCCACAAGGTCGTAAAGGAGAATGCAAATGATTAGAAGTTTATTCGATGGTGAAAAATACACCTCAGAAGAGTTAAATGCTCGCCTTAAGTTTTTTATTGGTATCATTTTAGGTTTGACATTGTTCGGCATTGTGTTTGTCGTTCTATATTCTTTGATCTTTGTTACTCAACCAATGAATGGCATGTCACCAGTTGACAATAAATTCTTTGAGTTGATCATTCCAATTGCAACATTTTTGACTGGTACTCTATCAGGCATTATGCTTGCTGGTGACGATAAAGAGTTGAGAGCAAAAGCACTTGATTCTGCAAACAAACCATACACACCACCCCCACCACCAGCACCAACATCAGGTGGCGGCATTGGTTTTGATTTAGGCGATATTAAAAATCCATTCAAGAAAGAACCTAAGTTTGATTACGAATCTGCATCAAGCGGACAAATTGTAACAGGCTTTGGTGGCAAGCCAGGTCCTGCACCAGCACCACAACCAGAGATTTAAAATGACTTTTCTAAAAAGCATGTTGCAAGATGGAGAAGACGGAACTTGGAGTAGCAAGAGAGTTGTTACTTTCCTTGCTTTCGTCTTTTGTAGTATTGCATTCTTTTCTAATTTGTTTTTTGGAATTGAAGTAAAAGAGTACATGTTTGAAAGCATGATGATGATTGCTATTGCCGGTCTTGGTGTTACAGTTACCGAAAGATTCGCTGATAGAAAATCATCATCAAATAAATATACTAATAATCAGGAGGAAGTATGAAACAATTAATCACATCAACACTCGTAGCAATGTCATTGGCATTTGGTACTGTCGCTTATGCTGAAGAAAAGAAAGCGGCTGAAGTCAAAAAGGTTTGTATTGACAAGGTAACTAAAGATGGCAAACCAGTTCTTGATAAGGCTGGTAAGCAAGTACAAGAATGCAAAGAGATGAAGGTTCACAAGAAACTTGAAGGAACAAAAGTTCCAGAAAAGAAATGAACGATCCTGTAGTCGCTCTTAAAGTTGATGTGGAGGTCCTGAAAACTCAGGTCTCCAACATCACGCACTTGTGCGAGAAGATGGACACTATCATTGAAAAGTTGGTGGACAACCAAGACCGTATGGTTAATCAAATTTACACAGATATGAACAAAAAACAAGAAGATACTGGACAAGATATCAAAGAACTTCATTCTCGCATCACAACAGTTGACAGAAACCTATCTGATAAGATAGAATTGACAGAGCGTAGAATTATGGATGAGATTAAATCTCTCCATTCTACCATTAATGAACACAACAAGAAGGAAGACGATGATCTCAAAAAAATCCTTCAATGGAAATGGATGCTTGCTGGTGGTGTAGTTGTTTTGGCATGGATTATCTCCAATGTTAAGTTAGAAGCACTTCTAGCCTTATTTGCCTAGTTGACCTGTAAGCGATTTTCTGCTATACTAGCAGAAATCGTATCTCTGGAGTATTTTATAATATGAGTATGTGGCTTGATCAACAGTATGTCGGTACTATTTCTCATAGACTTGATAAGTTTAAGCGAAAAGGCGACTACAATTATAACTTCCGTTGTCCTATATGTGGCGACAGTCAAACCAATCGCAACAAAGCGAGGGGCTATCTTTACCCAAACAAAGGTGGATTGTTTTACAAATGTCACAATTGCCAAGCGTCAATGTCATTTGGCAATCTCATTAAGTTTATGGATCCAAATTTGTATAAAGAGTATTGCCTTGATCGATACAAGTCTGGTGAAACTGGACGCAAGGCACACAAAGATCACGGGTTTGTTTTCAAGCCTGTTACATTTGCAAGCAGTAAGCAAGACAATGCATTCAAAGGTTTATTGACACCAATTAAAAAATTGGCAAATGATCATGAGGTACTCAAATACCTTCATTCTAGAAAGATTCCAGAACATAGATATGAAGAGTTATGCTATGTTGATGACATAGCAAAATTTAAACAATTCGCTGATGGTTATGAAGATAAGATACTAGGCAATGAGCCGAGGCTCGTATTGCCTTTTTTTGACGGCGAAGATAATTTAGTTGGGCTTTCTGGTCGTGCAATTCGTGGTGAGAAGTTGCGCTATGTCACAATGCGAATTATAGATGATGCACCAATGATTTTTTGTCTGAACAATGTAGACAAAGATCAGACAATTTATGTAACAGAAGGACCAATTGATAGTTTATTCTTACACAATGCAGTTGGTGCTGGTAATGCAAATCTAAAATCAGTTGGTGAGTTTTTGCCTAAAGAGAAATTGATTTTAGTATATGATAATGAACCTAGAAACAAAGAAATCGTTAGAGAAATAAAATCTGCAATCGATGATGGATTTACAGTTTGTATCTGGCCAAAGGAGATTGTGGAAAAAGATATCAATGACATGGTAGTGAAGCAGAATTTAAGTGCTGAAGAGATACAGAATACAATAAATAAAAACTCATTCTCTGGTCCTGAAGCGATGTTGCAATTTAATTTATGGAAGAAAACATGAAGGTAAAATTAATCAATTATAGTCAACCCTCTGAGGAATTTAAAAATGCTTTACAACATACCTTTGATGCCCAGGACTTGGTGGCGTATTGTGCGAGAGTTTCGAATCCAGCCAATCAGTCCAATACAGAAACTTCAGAACGACTTATCAAATACCTCGTCAAAAACAAACATTGGTCCCCACTTGAAATGGTCTCAGCCTGCCTTGAAGTTGAAACCACAAGAGATATCGCAAGACAATTGTTGCGACACAGAAGTTTTTCCTTTCAAGAATTTAGCCAACGCTACGCCGATCCAACAAAAGATTTGGATTTCGTATGTAGAGAGGCACGCCTTCAGGACACCAAGAATCGACAAAACAGTATAGAAGTAAATGACGATTATTTAAAAGAACGATGGGAAGAAGAACAATTGAAAGTTATCTTAGCATCAAAGCAAGCATACAAATGGGCGATTGATAACGGTATTGCAAAAGAACAAGCAAGAGCAGTACTACCAGAAGGATTGACTGTATCTAGATTATATGTCAATGGCACACTTAGAAGTTGGGTGCATTACATTGAATTGCGAAGTGGTAATGGCACACAGAAAGAACACATTCAGATTGCAAACGCATGTGCAGATGTTATAAGTAAAGTGTTCCCTATGATCTCAGACTTTGTGGAGAATAAAAATGGATGACAACGAATTTAGAAATTGGGCATATGACATGTATTCACGAAATCGT